GTTTTGCCATGAAGGCGTCGAAGCCTTTGGCGCCCTGAGTGGCGAACAGGTCCAGGAGGTCGGTATCATCCTCGGGCTCGGGTTCAGGCGCCGGCGCCGCCGCCGCCGCGGGTGCAGGTCCGCCCGTGCCGGCGAGCGCTTCGGCCCGCGAGGCCCAGAACTGGTTCGCCCGCCTGGTTTCTTGCAGCTCGGCTTCGAGAGCGGCGATTCGCTCGTCTACTGCTGCACCCCCCGCCGGTGCCGCCGCTGGTGCGGTGGCCGGCGAGGGGGCTTCGGGGGCGGGCGCGGTGGGAGAAATGATCGTTGTAGCCATAAATCAGGCGGTTTCCGCCTCCAATTCGGTCCAAAATTTGGTGTTTTTGTAGAGGTCGGGACGCTTCGCCGCGTACGCGAGCGTGCAGGAATGGCAGAGCATCTGGTTGATGCCGTCCTTCGGCACGACGTACATGCGAACGGCATCGCCTGGCGTGCGGGCTTGCAGGGCATCCCAGGGCGAGTTACACCCCTGGCAACCCCGCGGGACGGCGCCGCCGAGGAAATCCATCGCGTGAAAGTGCCAATCGAGGCAGTAATCGCAGATGGATTGCCCGGACTGAAGCGCGTGGACCCGGCTGCGCGGCCGCGTGCGGCTGCACCAGTTACAGACGGCTGTTGCGAACGTGATCGCCACTACGCGTACACATTCGACACTTCGAGGCGAGGTCGTTTGTGAGGCGTTTACTTGGGCGACTTATTGGACATTTCAGTGAGGATTTTCTGGGGCAGCATGAGCGCCATCGCGAGCGCGTTCGCGGCGCCCTGTGCCCGCGCGAGCAACACGTGATTGTCTTCATCAAGGCAGACTTCGGCATTACGCCGGTACTCGGTCTGGATTCGGCTCATGAGCAGCTTGAACGGCTCGGACTCGATCATCCGCTTGTACTCGTCGCGGTCGATCGCGTCGTGAGTCTGGGGCGAGATTTTGACGTTCATCGCTATACGTTACCGTGCAATTCCTCGGGATGCCCGCTGTAGATGCTCGGCCCAGACGCCGCGGGGTTGCCGGGAGGCTGCGAAACGCCGGCATTCCATAGCCCGTGGGCGAGATTGAGCGGTTGCGCGCCGCCGATCGCCCGGCCGAGGTCGCGGCCACGCTGCGCGATGTCGTTCGCCGCGGCAACGGCTTGTTCGACCACGGCTTGCTGGATGCGCTTCTGCGCGAGTTGCTGGATGTGATCCTGGTAGTGGCGTATCAGCGCCGCCTGCGCTTGCGGGTCCGCGTGCTCCTGGTCCGCCTCGGACGCTTGCAGGTCCGCGTAGTGGCGGGTCATGTGCACCTTGTCATCGTCCGTTGGGCGAACGTGGATCGTCTCTCCCTGGAGCAGTGCGTTCCATTCGTCCTTGGGATCCATCGAGACATCGGGCGCCGGTGGTTTCGGCACCAGCGAGGCGAAATCCGGGTCCCCGAGCGCTTCGTGCACCTGGCGCGTGATGTTCCAGAGCGCTTGCGGGCTCTGCATGATGATCGGGTTCTGCAAGTCGAGTTGGTACCGGGCGAGGGTTTTCTCCTTGTCGGCTTCCCGCGAGTATAGGCTCGATGCGAACTGCAAGCGGAAGTCGTAGCGCCCGTCGCGCTCCTGGACAGAGAGGTTTGCACCTCCCTGTGCCACTGGAAACGCTCCGTCCGCGTCCTCCTCCGTGACGCGAAAGAACACCGAAGGCGGGGCAAACATATATTCGAGGTCCCAAAAGTGTGAGAGCACGAGAGACATATCCTCGCGCAGCATCTTGGTATCGAGCGAAATGCGCACGTTACCCTCTTCGAGAAGGCTCACGGTCTGTTGCGCGGTGCGCGGCGCGTTCGGCCGATCGCTCTGCCGGCCCATTTGCAGATCACTCATGCCGGTGAGCTTTTCGCCGTACGCGAGCACGCACTGTTCTTTCCACTGCGCGATGTGGACATCGGCGGCAATCTTGATCTGCGTGAGGTCGGTTTGGGGGTTGTCGAGCGGTATCGCCATACCGGGTTCGAGCTTGAACGTGTCGGGGTTGAAGCCGCTCGCCGGCCGGTAGCCGATCGGCGGGATCATCGCGAGTTGGCCGGCCTCGGTCGCCTGGTTGTGGTTCACGCGCAACTCGTCTTCGAGATCACACAGCAATTCGGCCATGCCGGGCGACCAGTAGGATCCGTCCTTGATCATCGACGACTCGACAAACGGGCGCTTGTTTTTCTTGGTGGGGTACAAATCCGCGAGATCCTGGATGCTGATGATCAGGTGAAGGTCCCACAGATACCGCACCACGTACTCGCGTTGGCGCATCTCGCGCTGCTTGAAATCCCACTCGCCCGCCTGTTTCTTGCCGCGTTTGAGCGGGCGCCATCGGCCGTACCATTCAAGCACGAGGAGGCTTTCGCCCGCCGAAGTCGGCCGCTGGTACATGAGCCCTTCCGCGAGGTCCTGCTCGCGTTTGATCTCGTCGCCTTCGAATTCGCGCTGATACCCGCGCTGCGCCATGTTGATGATCTTGTCCCAGTTCTCGGTGATGCCCTGGTAGCGGCCTTCCTCCTCGCCTTCGAGAAGCTGGTCGGGCGTGATCCGGTACTTACGAATGACGTAACTGAAATCGTGGAGGCATTTCACCTCCTCGCAAGGCACGATGAAATCGTCAGGCCACAGCGGCTCGAACGCCGGCCCCTCGTAATCCACCACATCCTCGCCCGCGACTTCGTAGGTGTCGCGCAGCCACGGCGAGTACGCCACGCTTCGGCCGAACAGCAGCTTGCGGAGCACGAACGCGCAAAACGGGTTGGTGAGCTTCATGTAGTTGAACACTCGCCAGGTCATGTAACGCGAGATCTTCTTGTCCCGCTTGTAGTCGCTCGGACCCACCGGCACGGCTTCGATTTCGGCGTCGTCGCCAAACAGCGCGTCCATTTCCTTCGCCCATTTCGTGAAGATGTTCCAGCGCACGTAGGGAACAGGCACATTCGATGCGGCTTCCTCGCCCTGGTAGGGCACATCGACCGCTGCGCGCCAGCGTCGGTAATAGACGCGCCAGCGGTTCATGCGGCGGTTGTGGTCCGCGAGTGCGCTGCGATAGTCGGACTGGATGCGGTTCGCGATGGTGCTCAGCTCGCCGTCAGGCCAGCGAAGTTGAAACTGCTCATCGTTGTCGGTCGCGGGCGTTTCCGCCGCGGGCCGCGGTGCGTCGGTGATGATGGGAGACACGAGAGACTATTCGACCGGGAGCGGCTTGAACTGCATCGTGAACCCGTTGGTGCTGGTCCACTCCTCGGTGCTCGTGATCTCTCCGAGGATCATGTCGCCACGCCAGTTGATCCGCGCGCCTTTCGAGGGAACTGCCCAGATCGCGTGATCCTTCGCGACCACGGTGCCATCTTCCGTTTTCAGGGTGATGAATAGGGGATTTTCCATGACAGCCTATTCGACATATGATGATGACGTCCTCCATTGGCCTCGCGAAGCAGTTGCCGCGACGCGAGGTAACGGATGCGCGCGGCGCCTCTCGTGTCCAAGGGGCGCCGCGGCGGCTACCGAAGCCGGAACCGATCCCCTCGCGGCTGGTCCGCGTCCGTAGTGCCGTACTTGCTAACTTGCCGCCGCGTGAGGCCGGCGTCCACGGGCAACGGCCGCGGCATTCGCGTAATCGCCACCATCGCGAGCGCAAGCGCGATAACCGTGTCGTCGTGTTGCCCGGTTTCATGCTCGGCTTTCCCGTTCGCCTTGATGACGAATGTCATCAACTCGCTGATGGTGATCGGGCAGTGGATCGCGATGGCGAGTTGCCGAATCGTCTCATCGAGCAAAGAGATGAGAATCGGCCGGCTTACCCCGCTCGTCGCCCATCCGATCCGGTCACCGCGCACTTGCGGGTCCTGGTCCGCGGTCACCGAGCGGTGGTAGATCAGCGCCGAAGGGTAATCGGCGTTTAACACCGCTTCGAGCATCGACACCCCGCCGCCTCCGGGGTTCACCTCGCCGCAAATCTGCGACATGTTGTACCACCGCGCCAGGCGTGCCATGTAGCGGCCGGTTTCGCCCGGCATCATTCGAGCCCTCAACCGGGCGCATTGTTCACCTGTATCGCGGTCAAGCACCTGTCCGACACTCCAATCGGGATCGCACTCCCCGATACCCTCGCTCACGTCGAGGCCTTGCGCGCAGTCTGCGCCGAGCACGTACAGCCGCCCTTTTTCCGGCCGGCGCCACACCGCGAGCGCGCCTCGGTCGTTCGGGATCAGCGCGAGCCTCTTCTCGCCGGCGCCGACATCCTCAACTTCGAGCTCGCCACAGAGCGCGGTAGCGGGAAAGTGGATGCGGTTGATGTGGGGGATCGAGAAGCGATTGCGCGAGTTGGCCGCGAAGGCTTCTTCGGCGGTGGCAGGATGCTCCCTTCGGAACGCCGTCATGTCGCCGGTGAAGTCGTTCTGGATCGTCCAGCGGCGCCAGGCGAGTTGTTCGAGGCTCAGCGAGTACCGCCGCATCAATTCGAGTTCCTCGGGGCTCAGCGAGTTCTGGAAGCGGTCGGGCGATACGGCGAGCGGCATCGTGTTCGACGGGTGTTCCCACCAGCCCATGAAGATGGGTAGCCATTCCGACTCGCCCGCGATCGCGGCGAGCCACATCTTGTGAAAGTAGTCGCCTATGGTCTTCGCGGTGCCCTCGACCACGGCGGTTGTCTCGGGCAGCTTCGGTACGGCCGACATCACCGCGGCAAGCGTGCCTTGCGGAGATTGGTAGTACGGAAACTCGGAGAAATGGACGTTGGTGATGCGGAACGATCGGCCGAAGGTCGCCGTGCCGGCCGTGTGGATCTGGATGAAACTCGATTCAGGGTCGCCCGCATGCTCGTAGTAGATGCGGTCGGAGAGCGCGCGGAAAGGCGGCAGGTTGATGTTGCGCACGATCTCGCCGCGGCGCCCGTTCGGGGTCGTCGGAACGAAGATGGGCGAGCCTGATGGGTTGAAGGGCTTGTACTTCGAGTTAAACCGCTCGTAAATGCTGAAGATGTTCTGCACGCTCGTTTCGTCGTGCGCCAGAACGATCGTATGCACGCCGGCCGAGAACGCGGTGGTGCGGAAAAACTCGGCCGCGGTGCCGGTGGTCGCCTGAATGCGCCGGCTCTTGAGATAGAGAATGCGTACCGGCTTGCCCTGCTCGCGCTGCGCCGCGATCGCTTCGCGCAGCCGGATCTGACCTGGCGAGAGGATCATCGGTACGAGTTCGCGCTGCTCGGTTTGCACGATCAACGACTCGCGACAGAACGTCGCGTGGTCCGAAAACTCGCGCCTCATGTCGTCGTAGGTGTAAGGCTGCACGCACGTTTATTCGACGGGAAAGGCGAGGTAAGTCGATGCGGGAAGCAGATACGGCCGGGACGCGACGGGGAATGGCAGCGGGAATTGCTGTTGCCGGCGAGGGGGAAGCGATGGCGCGGTGTCGGGCTTGTCGATCCCCAGGCCCCACATGAGGACGATCGCCCCTAGGTGCCTCCGCGCCCGGGTGAGCTTCTCGCGGGTCCAGCCGATCGGCCGGCGCATCTTTCGCGAGGTCACCGACATCGGAATCCCGCCGAGAGCATCGAGGAACACGCGCCGTTCGTCCGGTTCGAGTTCCCCAAGCGCGATCGCGAGCAGATGCGCCTGTTCGCGCACCGCGGCCAGCTCGTCCGGTCCGGGTCCGAGATCGGGCGTAAGCGAGCCGGGAACGACTCCGTTGAATCGCTCGGCCGCGGCACTACTACCCCATCCGTTGAGCGAATCGAGCGATTGCAGCGTGTCGTTGCGGTAGGCTACCCGCTTGTGCGCGTCGATCATCGCGCCGCGGACGCGGAAATAGGCGTAGTGCGCGAACACGCCTAATTCCGGTTTGTACCGCGATGCCGCTTCGACGAGGCCGACAAACCCCGCTTGCCGAAGATCCTCGATGTCGAGATGGGTCATGCCGGCGTGAACCTGCAAGACAATCCGGTCCACCAGATACCCGTGTGCGCTGATCAACTTGTGTTGACGCCTCGTTTCCCGCGCCTCGACGCGAGTGCGCGAGCCGTACTCATCCCACTTGCGGGTTACCGGCGTTTGCGGTTGTTGCGGCACTCGTAACGACCCTCCTTGCTTGCAGCAGAATGAATTCTTCCCAGGTGTAGGAACGCCCGATCTCGGCGTCGGGGATGCTCGCGTCGGGCGGCTTGCCCTGCGCGAGCTGGAGGAGATCACCGAAGCGCTCGACCGCACGGAGACGGGCGAAGTGGTCAATTCTCAGGCTCCATCGCTCCTTGCCGGTGCGGACGTAGTGTTTTGCTTCGAACCCCTCCTGCACTACCCGAATCGCCCGAACCACCATGTTGCGGAGCCTCTGTCGGTGGGGGTCGAACATCTTCGTGATGAGCAACTGGGTTTCCGGCTGCGCGGCGATGCGGTAGGCGTTCCGCTCCTGCGTTCCCGCGGCCGCGGCGATCGCGGTCATTTTCTTGCCGGCGATCAGGCCGGCCGCGATCACCTCGCGCTTCCGCTCGCGGGGTCGCTTCTTGGGAGCCGCCTTCTTCGGCTTCTTTGTCGGCGCCTTCATGCCGCACCGTTCGGCGCCTTCGCCGCGGCCGGCGAGAGCGCGACCACGGTGAGGATGCGGTAGCCCGAGCGCTCCTCGTGGACGAATGCCTTCTGCCGCGACCTGGGGATTACCTTGTCGATCGCAGTCACCGGGATATCGAGAATCGCAATCAGGCCGTCGAGCCCGAGAGCCGCGCGAAGTGCCTCGAAGGCTTTCTTCTTGTTGTAGATGGTCCGCTCATGGCGCCGCGGCGTCATCTGCACCTCGTACACCTGGCCGCGCTCCACCACGGGCTCGTCGCCCTGGTCGTGCTCGTGCCGCATCTGGATCTTGGCCGAGAGCACGCGAAGCCGCGCCTGGTCTGGGTCGCACAGCGCGAGCCGGCGAGCTAGCTCGCCGTACTCGTCTACTTCGGCCGCGGCCGCGGGCGAGAGCGCGCGCCGGCGTGGCGGTTGAACGAGACGTGCAGCCATGTGGATGATTGCAGTTTCGACAATTTCGGCCTCGATTTGGAACTCTGTTTACATAGGGGAATCGGCTATGGTTTGCCCAAAGGCGCCCAAAAAAGGGCGATAATCGGGGAAACAAATGTGAAGCTCTTCGCCAACAGCGCCGGTGACGGCTACATCGCAACCCTGACGCGTGCCGAGTGCGAGGTACTCGCACACGTCGCTTGTGGGCTTCCCAATAAGGAGATTGCCTACTTCATGTACACGACCCCGCGGACGATCGAAAGCTACATCGCTGAATTGCTCCGCGGGCTCGGCTTCTCGAATCGCGTGCAGCTCGCCCGGTGGGCGTATTTCTACCCGAGCGTGCTGTTCGGCGCCGCGTGCGAGGTCAATCTGCATCTGCCGGGTTGCGCGTGTAGCCATCCGCGTTGCGTGGAGCTACAGCGGCAGATCCTCGCCGCGGAAGCCACCGTTCGGCAAAACGTTCTCGCGCTACCGCGGCGCACCGCCGCCCTCGGTTGACTACTTCTGGCTCGTTCCCTCGACGCCACGCTTGATGCGTGCAACAGTACGCCGCTGGAGCCACATCATAGCCTCTTCACACTTGGTCAAAGCGATAGCGTTTTCACGGCACGAGAACGGCCCTGTCTGAAACGAGCGCAGGCGGTCGATGACGACAGCCAGCAGAGCTTCTTGGGTGATGCCATTGACGCCAAACTCTTTGATTGGCCCCTCTTGGAAGTGGATGTCACAGGTATTGGGGATTTCGTTGCGCCATACCTGATCCGTCCCCATCCAGTCGATATGGTAGCGGTGATTCGCCCCACCTTGTCCCGGTTCGTCGGCGACGGTGATTGACAACTGCACGGCTTGATCGCCGCTAACGATGTGATCTGTAATTTCTCTCATATTGTTCTGCTTGCACGCCTCGCAGAGCGTATCCGCCATCGTGACGCGTGCGCCGCATCGCGGGCAGGCGGGTAACGTCATACGTCCCCTCGGTGGGTCATGTTTCGCCTCTCCTCTTCTTTTGCCACTTCGCTTCCCACCGTTTGATAGCTGCGCGTTCGTCTGGCGTTCCCTCGCGCAAGCGTTGCCCGAGCAACTTGAAAGTCCACTCCGATAGTTCGTGCACCATGACAGTCTTCGACGTTGTAACTTGAAGGCTGACAAGGGTAAACCCACGATAAACCGTGCGCAGCGTCTACTCGTTGAGAGCCGGAGAATTGCGTCGGGATCAAGTGGGGTCCAAAGAGAACCGAAGCGATCAAATCCTTAACGGAGGTTTTCGGTTGGATGTGCTTAGTACCCCTTGTACCGGGGTGCGCCTCAAGGTAGGCCACGTTTAGTTCGAGCAGAGTCGTTAGGCGCTTTATCAGTCGTCTCCGATCCGTCATCCTTGTCCTTCCGGGCATACATGATCGTCGCCCGCGTACGCCTCGCCGCAGTGCGAGCACACCGCGGGCTCGTTGACGGGCTCCCGTGCGCGCTCCGCACTCCAGAGCAGCAGGTCTGCAATCGTACTCGCGAGCGGCGTCTTGCGCGGGCTCGCGTGGATGAACGCTGCCACGAGTTCCTCAAGCGCTTCGTCGTGCGCGACGTGCCACTGGTGGCGGGCTTCGGTCATGGAAGGAAGAGTGTATCACCCTTGGGCTCGCTGTCAGCGACATTGCGCGATCGTGCAGTATAGGTCTGGTTCTAGCTTTCGATAAGGGTTAGTTCTTGAAAGTTAGACTACGTTTGTCGGCCGGGCGCGGAAAACCGTGCTAGGCTGCTAGCGTGCTACCAACAGACTTACAGCAGACTAGCGAACCTGACGAATGGATCACGAAAGAACAGGCCGCGGAGCGATCCGGCCGAGCCGAGCGCACGCTTTTGGGCCTCGCGAAAGCCGGCCGACTCCGCTCTCAGAAGGTGAGCGATCCCGCCCGACGCGGACAAAAGACGAGCCTGTTTCACGCCGCGGACATCGAGCGGCTACGCGCCGGCGAGGACGCGCCGAGCGTCGCCGCGGTCGAAGTGCGCAGGTCCGCTAGTGCGCCGATTAAAGTTCAGACCAGCGGACCAGCGGACCAGCGGACCTGGCGCCCGTGGCTCACGGCTGATGAAGCGGTGGAGTACAGCGGGCTCACGCGGCGGTACCTGCTCGCCCAGGCCGAGGAGTACGCCCAGGCGAGCGCGGACGGAATGCTGGAGGAGTACGAAGCGAGCGGCGGGTTCACGGTTCTCGACATGGGCAGGCACGCGCCTGGCGGACGGTGGCGGTTTCACCGGGGAAGTCTGGGGCGATAAACTCGTGTATGCTTGACGTGTACGGACACGGGTTGGCATACCTCGCCCGTACACCTTGGAAAGTCACCCCTGCCATTGACCCGGCAGGGGTTTTTTTTGTGTGATCGGGCGTTCAAAGCACGTTACGTGCCGTGTTTTTTGTCCCACTCATCGCGCGCCCTCTTGGCGGCGAACCATTCGCGTTCGGTTACAGTGCCGCGACGTGGAACTTGGGGCGGGAGGTCCGCGTTTTTATGCGCGGCTTTTGCGGCCTGCGACGCGAACGCGGCGAGTAGCGCCGGTTTCTTCTCGCGGGACTTGATTTTCTGGCCTTCTTCGATGATTCTGCGCTTCAATTCCGGTACGTTGCCGGCGCTTCCGAGCCGTCGCGCCATCTCATCCCACAGCGATAGGTCCGGATCGCAGCCGCATGTCTCCCAGACGAGCGGTGCTATCATCTGCTGGAGTGCTGCCCCTGTCAAAGTCGGTGTCGCGGATGGAGCCGGTGCCCCATCTGGGACTGCCTGTTTTGGGACACGTGCCTGTTTTGAGACACCGGGCGGGGAAGCCGCAGGAGGCGAAGGAACAGCGAACTCCACCCCCAACTGGAGTTGGGGGTCGGGCGCCGGCGGCGGTGCCGGCGGAACTGCCCCTAATTCGGCGACTTCGCCTTTTGTTTCCCCTGTTTCCATTTGGGGTAAATCGCAGGCGACTTCGCCTTTTGTTTCCCCTGTTTCCATTTGGGGTAAATCGCAGTTAACCTCTGTATTATCAACAAAACCATGTGTAGAAAATGTGCAATTCAGCGTGTGTCCGTGAGCGTGCGCCGGGCACGTGATCGCCACGCTAACTACACTCCCGCTAACCTCGGCCGGTAGCTCAAGCGCGACAACCTCGTCGGGCGCCTGATCGGGCACTGTACGCGGTTTGCATTGCGGTTCTTTCTTCCATCCGCCTCGCGGCGCTGGCGCCGGCCCCAGCTTCGCGATTGCTTCGTGGTTCACGCGCACACGTCCGCCGCGCTCCTTGCACTCCGAGAAAATTCCATGCCGTTCGAGTAGGCGTTTTGTGCGGCGAACGGTCTCGGGGGAATTCGTATGCAGCGCAGTCATCCACTCGGCCTCGCTGATCTCGGCCTCCTCCGGGAACTCGTCGGGCTGGTTCCCATCAGTCCGCAACAATAAATACAACACCGCCAGGCCCGGAGCCTGCCCGAAGTGGTGGAAGACCGCAAAGAGTCCGCCTTGGGCGAGATTGTCCCGGTCCACGAGAACCGGAGCCCATTTGCCGCGGTCGTAGGGGACGTTCTTTCCTCGCGTGCGCGGAGCGGGGCGACTGTTTCGTCGTTGGTGGGAGGTTGGGATAGCCATGTTCGTCACTCCCCAGACAGCTTCGCGATCGCGTCGTGGTTCACGCGCACACGTCCGCCGCGCTCCCTACACACCGAGAAAATTCCATGCCGTTCGAGCAGGCGCTTTGTCCGGCGAACGGTTTCGGGTCCCACGTTCAGGACCTGCATCCACTCGCGTTCCGATATTTCGGCGTCCTCGGGAAACTGCTCAGCAAAGTTCCCGACGGTGCGCGACATCGCGTGCATCACCATATAGCCGGCATTCGGCCCGAGGTGATGATTGACGGCAAATACCGCCCGCACATCGATGCCATTCCATTCGCCGGGCGGAAGGGGGATCTTACCGCCGCTCTGCCGGGAGGCCGGCTGCTGGCTCTTTTGACTGTTTCGTCGTTGGTGGGAGGATGAAGGATTCGGCATACGTTTCCTGGCTGGTCATGAAAAAACAACTTGACTCCACCAAACGTAGGCCCTCAAGATGAATGGTACGTGGTTCAAATGGTTGTCGAACCGCGCGGCCTTCGACGTTTGGTTTGTTGCCCGAGCGCGCACTTCCCATCGACCAAATGTTCTGTGCGTTCTAGGGATTGTTATTCGACGGCGCCGGAGGCGGACGAACAACCTGGGGTACCTGGGACGCTGCGCAAGCAGCGTAACCAGCCGGTACCCTGGGGGCAACCACTTCCGATAACGTACAGACTGTCAACGTCTCGGCTGCGCCGAGCACGCACTCCCACACGCCCCAGACGAACAATAAGAACGTGAAGGTAGCGCG